CTAGGTCGCCAGGTGACATATGTTGATATGGATTCTTACCAGAACCTTTAGGATATCGTCCTGACGTGGCTGTACCAATGTGCATAAGAATGTCTTGTGATTCTTCACTAACCTCGGCTAGCTCTTGAGGTGTGTAGTAATCTTTCATTTTCAGGAATTCCTTTCTAAAAATACGTAAAAAATGCAGTTATTTTAGAATGCCTCTGAGAGGCTCTGAGAGCCCGTATAAGCCGTTTTACGCGTTTCTGGTATAATTGTGCACGATATACCATAACGTTGAATATACGCTATTCTGTGGCTTCTGAGACGTATTCTGACGCGTCTAACTGTATAATCTTGTATTTTAGCAGATTTTAGATTGTTTGTCATAATATATTATGATAAAAATGAAACGAGTAGTGAGACTTCACCTACTCTAAAGACTGAAATAGGGCAAATTCCTATTTCCTCTCTATTAGAGAAGTGGAAAAGGCAAAAATATGTGCGGTTTTAGTCAAAAAGTTACTTTTGGTCCTCTTTCCACTCTTTATAAATGCGGTCGATAGTACGTTTGCTATACTGTCCTTTGTATTTGTCATAGATTGTATCTGGCACCAACCCGACAGCAAAATCTTCGTAGATTTGATTACGAGCTGAACCGTTCTTGAATGTTCCTCTAGGACGTCCTGGACGTTTCTTACATTTACTGTAATCTAGATTGTATTTATCTAAATATCGTTTAAGCGAATAACGACTACTAAACCCCATTTCTCGTTGAATTAATTCTAATGGCCATTCATGGTCTACAAGCCATTGTACATCTTCTAGTTTGATATCTTCTGGATTACGTTGTGTTGATTTAAATTGTGTATCTTGTGCGGTCAATCTTGCTACCCTTTCATATACTTCGTAATAATGTTTAATAATAAAATTAGTTCCTTGTCGTTCTTGTACTGCATTAAAAACCGTATTTTTTAATGGGAAACGATTTGGGTCGCCTAATTCGTATGTCATAACACTTGCCATTTCTTCAATTGTTTTTAGGTCTTGTTTACGTGTTGCATCATAATCATCATAATGTATTGTATAATTATCGTACACAAATTTGTCGTGTTTTTCATACCAAACAAGCCCATCTACACCAAACACCTCAAGTGCGTGATTAATTCTTTCTTCGATAGCATCATCAGAACAAAAATAGTCCGTATAATGTTTCTTTGTTTTTTCGAAGTTATAATCATAGTAACAATAAACACGCATAATCTCCCTATCGAATCTTGTTATATCTTTTGGTTTAATGTTTTGTTTATCTAAGACATCGTATAAGGTTTGTTTATTATCAACTACACCAGGTCCCAATCTATGTAACACCTCACTTACCGATATTGTATCATGCATAATATAAATTGCCATAAATCGACAAATAACATCTATTTGGTGTGGACGTAAATAACCACCGTTATGTCTAGACCTTGCAAATATTCTAAACGGATAGAATGGGTTTAAATGTGCAATCTCCTTATAACGATATTCGTCATACTCTTTAATACGTTTTTGCATGATTTTAAAGCTGTCTAGTTGATTATCCAACTTATGATTATCTATATCTATTCTAATTGTCATGATTTTCTCCTTTTCTAATCTTTTTCTAATAATTGTGTATATTTTTTATTTTTGTTCAGGAAAGTATTTCTAAATTTACCATATTTTTTTATGGTAATTTTCAATATAAAACCTGAGTAAAAAAGTAAAAAAACACCCATTTTTACCCCAAAAACACCCCATTTTAGGCCATTTTTGAGCATTTTTAGGCATTTTTTAAAATGACCGCACAAAACCCCCTTTTTTTGTGGTCACATTTACCCCCAAAAACACCCCAAAAACACCCATTTTTACCCCAAAAACACCCCATTTTAGGCCTTTATGTGACCACGTATATCGCCGATTTGTGCGGTACCCATCTCTCACCTCCATTTTCTAACATCTCATGTGAGGTTTTCTAACATGGCATGTAAGGTTTGGCACCCATTTTACCATCATTTCCACCCATTTTTGTCTATAAAATCTTCAATTTCGGCATCTTTACTGACAGTTTCAACCTCATATTTCTTAAAATAATCGTGATTTGGGCCCCAAAAACTAGCATTTATATCGTTTGCATACAACATAAACAGTCTTTCGAAGGTCAAATTGAACACTTCTAGCACCTCAATACCCACAATATCATACCCAAAATACCCTTTTAAGTGCTCAAAAGTCTCATTCCAACCCTCCTGACAAGGCGGAAACTCGTTCAAATTCAAGTGATTATACATAATTTTACTAATATCATCGAACCTAGACTGTATATCTTCGTCCAAACGGCACTTAGAATTCATCGAAATAGGCTTATCAACAACAAATCTACCCAATTTATCGTCAAAAACAGCCTCATAATCACCATAAACCTCCACTTTTTCGCCATTAATATCTACAATACAAGCCATTTTTTCACTCCTCCTCGTCCCAAAATCTAGCATTTATCCAGGCAATAACCACTGTAACAAGCCCAAATCCAGCCTCTACAGCACGTTTTAACCCTACAACTACGTTCGTAACAATTAAATACGACCCTAGAATCGCTCTCTCAGCAAGCCAAATGAACATATTCTCGCCCTCAATCTCAAAATCCATGTCCAATCCTACAATAAACAATACAAAACCTAACCACAATATAAGGTTCATAATACCATACCACATATTATTCATAATTAAATATCTCCTTTATATAATCTCATCCAACGAAGAAGTATTTTACAACCAGTTACAATACACACGAAGAACGATTTTATAACATAAAATGCTTGTTTCGCCCACCATGTTGTATTATAAACAGTATACAATTTAAGTCGATAATCCAAACCGATATAAAACAATATAACAACAATACCTAATAATATCCACAATATCATTGTACTTCAATCCTTCCATTTTCGATAAAGTAGCAGTTAATACTCCTTCAAAAAAAAAAGAAAGCAACAGTAATAAACTGCGCTTCCATCTTAGTTTTCAACTAATTTACATCTTCTACAAGTTCATCTGCTTCCAATTTATGAACTGTGTTGCGTTCAGCCATGATTTCGTCTTTAGACGCTAGAGCAACAATCATAGCGGCTTGCATATACTCCATCAAGATAGGTGAGTATGAGTTATCATCAGTAATGTTATCATGCCATAGCATGTTATCACAAATACCTTTAACAACCTCTTTTACTTCCTTAGCTTGTTCTTCAGTAATATCCAAGTCGGCGATTGCCATTCTAACCAATCCTTCAACGTTAACACGACCTGCAACTTGACCATAAACTTTAGACATAATTCTTGTCCTCCAATTAATAATATAGTTAGGGTTTCTCTCCCTATTATACGCGTAGAAAAAAAAAAAAGTCTACTTAATAATCTTAGCTAGTTTCTCATCTAACCTTTCAACATAACCATCCGCATTGTCATTACCAATCCTGATAATAGGGTCTGTTAATCTACCACCATAAGACCAACTATCAAACTTTTTCAACGTCGGCTCCCTATAATACATACCTTCTTCACAATTAGTACTAAAGGTATAAGAACAATTAAGTGTTAGCCTAGACCCATTATATATACACATATCAATAGAAAAATTACAATAATATCCACCTTTACCGTCATCTGTCTCATGAGGAAATGTGATAATATAACTCTCTATATGTTTAACATTATCAGCAATCCACTCCATCGCTGCAGGGTAATACAATGCGAACTGTTCTTTAACTGTATCCGCAGTCTCTTTTACATTATAACTCATACGAATCACCCCACAATCCATTTAAATACAAGGAATAATACAATATAAACTAAATTATTAGCAATACCATAAGCAATTTTAGTTCTAATACGTTCCTTCCTATCTTCGCCTTCTTTGTCGTTAATATCATTCGATTTAACATATCCAATAAACAAACAAATACCATAACTCAAACCGTATGATATCTCAGGAAAACCAATTTGATGCACAACCGTATTCCATCCAAACATAAACACAAATGCATCAAAGAACGAATTACCAATAGCCAACAACAAATATACCAAACTTTCAATCATTCTACATTGCCTCCATTATTTTCAACAATACGTTCATAGCGATATTCCATATTATCGATAAACTCTTTAAACGTTTCTTCGTTATCTCCGTTAGATATCTCCAACAATCGTCTCTGCATACCATCCAAATCCTTTTCAAGATTGATTGTCAAGAACAAGAGATATACTTCATCCATAGTTAATCCTTTTCTACCGTTAAAACCTAAATCCATAAGAGCTTTAATGTAATCACAACTATAAACAGTATTAACCAGTCTGTGTTGCTCTGGTGTTGCATTATTAGTATAATATTCTAAAATAGATTCATTATTCATTGTCTTCCTCCTCGTATTCTTTTAATGTTTCCTTTATAATATCCATATATAACTCTTTAACCGACTCGTTGTTAGCTCCACCAAGTTCATGGTCAATAGTCTCTACATGTTCCAAGTCTCTCTCAAGAGCACATCGTGTATAGATGACCATTAATTCAGCAAGATTAAAACTCTCCTTACCTTCCATACCTAGGTCTTTCAAATCTTCCCCCAATTCATGAGAATAAACTTTCTGAACAAGCTTCCAGTCTTCCTTACTCGCATTCTCATTAAAATACTTTAAAATATCCATTTCTTCCATATTGTTTCCTCCTATCTCGTAGTAACTTCAACCCACAACAACAATAATAAAAATATAATTCCAAACTTCCAATCCATAATATCCTCCTATCAATACTCCTTCATAATAACGTCTAAATACTCGTTCTTTTGCCCTCTGTTAGCCCTAAAATAAGACCTGTAGGAATACCTACGCCCCTCATAACGCCACTCTACAGCGTCTCTCAGAGCCTCTGGGAGGTCTTTATCACCAACTTCTACAATACCAAGAGCGTCATTCTTCTTGTCATACAATACGTGAATAGTTCTCATTGTTTGTCCTCATCGCTTTTATCAAATCTAATAGTCTCGCTCAATATATCATCACGATTCTTCGTGCGAGTAATATAAAATTCAATTGGACGAGGTCTTTCAATTACCCACAATTCTTCTTGTCTAGTAGGATAAATGTTCTTACCATACTCAACATTAAAATCTTTATACTCATTTTCTATAATATTTGCATTCTTGATTTGTAATCTATAAAATCCAGTAGCACCATAATCGAGTGTATCGTATCTTACATTGTCGCGACTTGTAGTCATGATAGTTATATGTTTTTCATTATCGGTTAATCCAACCTTAACAACAACTTCTACATTTTCTTTCATTTTATTTCTCCTCCAAAATCCAACATAATATTATCACCAACTCTAACTTCATCGTAATCATCAGCAATCTTAACCTTATGCGACCTGTTATCACTAGTATGTACAATCATGTTATTATCCTTTCTAAAAAAAAAAAGAAGAGTAGAACTCTTCAATATACATTAGTCTTCTGCTTCTCTAAGCAATTCCTCTGCATATTTTTGAGCTTTACTCCTTTTTAGATTTTCTAAATAATTATTTTCATTAATTTTCTTAGTTTGTTTACTATAAAGTTCACTATACTCCTCGGTTCTTAAATCGATAGCCGAACGTTGTTTTACAATATATCCCACCATAAACGTTCCTGCAGCAATGACTCCCATTCCAACTCCTTTAGCGAAAGACCAAACTTTCTCAGTCTGTAATTCTTCCTCTGAAATAGTTACAACGTCATCATTGTTAACAGTAATAGCTTCGTTGAGATTATCATAATGACAACCTTTTGGCAATTTGTCTGTTTCAACTTCAACACCGTTTTTCAAATAAATTTTCATAATAAAAACTCCTTTTAAAATAATAATCTTAGGGTATCTCTCCCCCCCTATTATAATAGTGGAAATAAAAAAGAAGTCAGAAAATACCAACTTCCAAACTTGTATTTTAAATATCATATTTCATTTTTACATATACATGAGTAATATGAAACTTATCATTTTCGTCACATATAACAATAAATCTTTCTGAATTAAAATCAAAATTTAGAAATACGGCGTCTTCTATACCTTCTAATTCTTCTGTAATAGCATTATAATATTTTTCATCCACAATACATTTGTAACCGTCTTGAAAAGTAATAACATGACCCTTTCTAGGATTGCTAATCTTTTCAACCAATTCTTTCATAAATGTGTATGTATTCATAATATATTCCTCTCTTTCTATTATATAAGAGGAAAATAAAAAAAATATTAGCCGAAACTAATATCTTTTAGTTTTTAGATTAATCCGTAAAGAATTTACGGTAAATAGCCTTACCAATACATGCTCCAGCAAGAGCACCCATCCCGAATACAGTAACCTTTCTAGCACAAGTTTCCATGTCATCTAGAGCATTATCTTCTCCTGTATCGGTACCCATATTATAAGTAGCGATATTTAGATTGTTAATGTCCTCCATAACCATTTTATTGTTACCAATAAGGTTAGCTTTAAATCGTTCTTGTAGTAGCTCTGTGTGAGTTTCCACGTATTGATTTTTCTTTCCATAATTAGCCATAATAATTCTCCTTTATTAAAATAATCTTAGGGTATCTCTCCCTATTATACTAGCGGAAATAAAAAAAAAGAAGGATTAAACCTTCTTCAGAAATTATCTTTCTCTAGTTAATTCTCCATTAACATCAAAGTCTTTTCCTCCGTAGGTGTAATCTTCTCTTCCATAAGATGTATTATAACTAATCTTATTTTCCTCACAAAAATCTTTTACTTTGTCCTCGTCACGTTCTTTGAATTGCCACAAATCATCGCTATATATTTCTTCGTCATGTTCTTCGATAACAGCTTGTTCGTTATTAGCATTTTCTGTAATAGTTTCTAAAGTTTTAACTTTATTACTATCTAGAATATACTTAACAACAAAACCGCTTGTTACAACAAGAACCGTACCTGAAATAATTTCGGCTTTATGTTCGTCTACCCATTCAATAGCAGCGTCACGTTTTTCAATAATTTTTTCTTTAAGGTTCATAATATAATACCTTCCTTTCTATTATATGAGAGGTAAAAAAAAAAGACAAGAGTAATTCTTGCCTAAAAGTCAACTTCATCTATTTTATGCCCTAATCGTTTTTCGATACGCATAATAGTAAAATCTTTTCGACTTGTAGGGTCATCCATCTTGTCTTCATGATATTTAAGTTTAAAATAATCACAACTAATTAGATATTCAAAAGTGTAACCAGTTCTTCTTTGCATCTTCAAGATTCTTTCTGGATATTTGCCTAGCATATAATAAAGTACACGTTCTACCCAACTATGATAATTAAACCAATGATTTCTTGCCATTTTATCGCAAGTCTCTGCTCGTTTAATAGCTAGTTTTGTATTTTCTCTATACTTCTTATTAAATCCTATCAACATCACATTAATATCTCTAGAAAACAAATAAGTAACAATCACAACAATAATAATTTTAATCATAATTATATTCCTCTCTTTCTATTATACCAATAGAAAATAAAGAGGTTACTTCTTCCAACCACTCCTAATCAAGTCGCAAATAAACAATACTACAAAGAACGCACCAACACACAAGACGTAAGTCTTAATCATTTAAATCCCTTACCTTTCGTGAACATATCAATAACCTTCTGAGTACCATCATCAAATTTAGGTTTCATGCTGTTAGCCATATCGTCAGGCTTCATACCTTGTTGTTGCTGGTTCATAATCTCATCAATCTTAGCTTGTTGTTCTTCTGGTGTCATGTTTTCAAAGTCAAGGTTTTCAATCTCCTCCATAGACTTACCACCAGTGAACTGCTCCATCATACCCTTACCTTGTTCTTGATTAAGACCAATCTCAGACGCATCTAAGTTAATACCTTCAGGCCCTCCAAGCTTGATTGATTTAATATCGAACTTCATACCACCAATCTCAACAGATTTACCAGGAGTCTTAATCTCAGCCTTAGGTAAGTTAAGTTTCATACCCTTAGCAAATCCCATAATACCATCAATTGTAGAAGGTTTAACATTGATATTACCGTCTGTAGCCTGACTAATTCTTTGCGACATATCCGAACCGGACATCTTCGACACGTCTGGGAACTCAGGCATATGTATCTCCTTCAATTCCTCAGGCCCTTCTATACCAGATATTTGATTGGACATTTGACTCTTAGCTGATTCTAATTGTCCTTTCATATCACCTAACATATCACTCCATGCCATTTTTTATTACCTCCTTAAAAAAAAAAACACCAGCCGAAGCTAGTGCTATTCCTTACATTTTGTCACCTAAAATTTTAATTAGACCTTTCATCATAAATGAATGTGCGTCATTGCCAAGACCTTGAAGATATGCAAAATACATAATCTTACGAAGTAGCTTCTTCTGAACCTCTTTGTCTTCTACATCAAATAGAGCTTCTAGGTTAGCATCTTTGATAAACTCTTCAACATCTTCGTTTACCAAGGATGTTACACTAGGTAGTCCCTCTGGTGCATTAGAAAAAAGATTCAAAATAGTTTCATCGAAGTTATCCTTCGCATATTCTTCAATTCCTTTTACAATATTTTCTACATTTGACATCTTAATGTCCTCCTTAAAATAATTCTTAGGGATGTCTCCCTATTATACAAGTGGATAAAAAGAAAGAGCCCTGGTAAGAACTCCTTCTTGTGTTATTTAATATCTTGCTTGAGCAACTCTAAACGTCGTTCCAAGATATCTAAATATTGATACATAACTGATAATTGTCCTTTAAGTAGTTCTAAGTGTTCCTCAGTAATGTTAACATAAGGTGTTTTGTCAAGAACTTTAAGACCAGCTTCGAATTTATAAACTTTCTTCTTCAACTCATCGCGTTCTTCTTCAACACGTTTTACAACTAGTTTATTTTCATTCATAATAAATCCTTTCTTTTACATATTAGGTGAGATCTTAATTGTTTTATCACTAGCAAGATACTTCAAATCACCTTCATAAGTGAATGACTCTAATCCATCAAGACTATACCATACTGAACGTAGTCGTCCAACATTGTCAATCATTTCAAGAAACATAATACAATCTTTTGTAACAAGAACATCGCTTGCTACTTGTAGGATTTCGGTAGTCTTACCAATATAACGAAGTACAAGCTTCTTACCTGTAATCTTCTTAGCCGCCGTGGTTGCTTCCATTTCCAGTTCCTTTCAAATCAATAGGTGTGTTAGCATCGCCGTGTTCAACCTTAATTGTAGGTGAGTCTTTTTCGTTGTAATAAATACGATAGACAATCACCTGGTTTTTAGGTAGTTCAGACTTAGCGCTGAGCGGTTCCTTTACTTGCTTTCCTTTTTGTTGTGTAATACCTGTAGAGATAACACAGACAACAGTACACAATAAGCATAGTGTTACACATAATGTTTGCGTTAATCCTTTACTTTTTAGCAGTTTCATTACGATATTTCCTTTCCTCCTCAATTCCTTGAAGCCATACAGCAGTCATTACTGCATAATTAGCCATATCAAGAAGAGTATCAGTAAGAGACTCACTAACCCTTCCCCCAATATCCATTCTAGTAAGCGTCCGCAAACGATTATACTTATCGCCAATACGAATAACGCCAGCAACTGTTCCAAAATCATTTAAACTCTCCTCAAAGCTACCACCATAATCGTGGTTTTTGTCTACAAATGTTTGATTTAACTTTCGATACGCGTCAAACATAGTTTGTGGGTTAATCAAATCAGTCGGCAAGATTTCACCTGCAATAAAATTACAAGCATCATCTTTAGGGTCTTCCAAACATTTACGGCGTTCTTCAATGTAATCCGTAAGGTTGTCTTTTTTCTTTGTCATTTCAATTCCTCCTTAAGACAAATAAAGTGTAGAGATATAATCTCTGTAAAGCATACTAACGACCATTTGGAACATAATTTATTTTTTAGGATTAAAATATTATTTCATAAGAGGTACATATATAAATGTCTAATGGTAAAAATCGTTTTCATAGGGAAATAGGGAATAATAAGAAGTTAATTATTGGCCGCTAGTATACTCAACAGAGAGCATAGCTCTCCGCAACTCAAAATATGATGGACTGGTCTTTGCGGTCTCAATCCATCAACACAAGATATAGAATAATAAAATAGTAAAGTTCTTAGCAAGACGATTCTTACTAAGAGAGAGCTGTAATACTCTCTGCAGAACACACAATCATAGACCTGTTTTATATAATTTTGAATGTAGAAAGAAGGAAAATTATTATGTAAAAAGGACATTGAAAAATGAAAAGTTGGACTGAATTTTTAACTAACTATTTTAATGGAGATGTTATGAATAAAAAGTTAATTCGTCTACAATTGTGTGCTCAACAGAAAGTATCACCCATGACTGTGATATTCTGTATTACTAGTCGAATCTAAAACCTCACTTTAGGATGATGAAAATTTTGTTCTACTTTCTTTTTAGCTTGTTGGCTATTATTTTGGCTTGTAGGAAATAGCCCAAGATTGTTCTAGCAATGTTGAAAAGAGTAAGTGTTGTTAAGATATACATTGTTTTCTAAATTTCGTTTAAGTTGCTATACACTATTTATAACACGCAGGTGTAATAGTTGCGTCGAGGTGATATACTACTTTCAGTTTTCTAGCTTGCACAACTTAAAGAAATCCTTTAATTATATTCTAAAATTATTTTTGCGAAATTTTTTGTCGGGTTTGTCATGGTAGGCCCAAAATAAAAAGAAGAGAACGACATCTAAGTCATCCTCCTCTCTATTATACACCTGGAAAATAAAAAGTTTTATTTAAATCCCTGCATACGACGTTCAATACGAACACCTTCAATAACATTAGACATCAATACAATTTGATTCATGATTGTACGAATATCTTTAGGGTCTGGATTATCGATATCCATTGCACCTAGTTGATACAATCGACATTCGAATGTTAGGTCTTCTGGTTTCTTGTCATATTCCAAACAGAACAACGCACAATAAATCCAGAGTTGTTTAAATGAGGGTTTAGATACACCTGTCTTCAAGTCATGTACTTGTAAGTGTTTCTTCTCCTCGTCGTAGTAAATAGCATCAGCCGTACCAAAACACTCGTCAGAGTAATATAACAATACTTCAGACGACATTGGTTCGTCAAACATTGTGAGAGCATCAATAACGAATTGATTAAGAGCGTTCTCGTTGTTTTCAGGCATGATACTATATAATATCATATTCGATGCTAGTTCATGCATCTTAGTGCCGTCTTCCTTAGAATAGTTATTCCAAGTTACACGACGCATCTTATCAGGGTCATAGTTCAACCAATGATATCCTGATGGGCTAAGTGTCGCATGGCGTCCTTCTAATCGCCAGTGGTCATTCCATTCCATTTAATATCCTCTCTGTAGTGAATAGTTGTGTTGATTTGGGTCAGCTTCCATAGGAGTAGCTAGTGTTTCTGTTGTATTCATAACACCAACTTCCCAGCCAGTGCTATAGATATAATATTTACCATCTGTATCTTTCTTAAGATTGATAGTGACACGACGGTTTTCTTCGGCAACCTTTTCAATAACGGTCTGCATTTCTTCCACAATGGTATCACGCCAAGTACCGAAAGTCTTATCTGAACCTTCTTTAATCTTAAGCGTACCAGAGATTGTCTTGTTAGCGTCATAGACACCATCAAGGATAATAGGTGCGTTTACCATACGGAAGTTGATTTCTCCGTTGTCTTGTTTAACCCAACGTTCCATAAGCATAGGTTCATACCCTTCGCTGTTCTTGATGAACTGAGCAGCATTAAGACAACCATTCAAGTCAACTTCATCGAAACCATAGTTCTTGATATACATTGCCTCAGCATAACCAATAACCAATGTAAAATCGTCTTTATTAAATGTAGCAGTCATAATAACTCCTTAATATTTAAAACGGTTAGTGAAATGTTTGTAGTATTCTTCACTATTATGGAATAGATTACCAGCACGATATTCAACAATGTCACTAGATTTATTGTAAGTGAAATATGGTGCAGGGAATGTTACTTCAGAGAATTCTTTACCATCAAGACTCATATTATCAGCTCCTTGAGATACAGATTGCCCAGTAATACGTTGCAAAGCTTTCATAACGTCACTATCACAAGTGTAATCAAACACAAATCCAGGAATGAAAGGGTGTTCAATTTGGTTTGTGTTAGTATTATAGTCTGGTTGATAAGTAGACGCGGCTGTAACATTGATGATTGTGTTAAAGTTAGCTAGATAATTAAATGTTTTACGAGCATTATCGTGCTGAGCAGGTTCATCAGTCTTAACAAGGATTAGGAATTGGTCTTGTAAATCGTTAATCTTGCGTTGAATATGATCAAGCCCTATATCAAGCACTTCAACAACACTTTGTGTGTATGGTTTTTGATACATTGCATAGTATTTAGTTTCAAGGTCAATACTATCTGTGATAGAGTCCAACACTGAGTGATCAATATGTGTTTGTTCTTTTTGGATTTCCATCCATTGCTTACAATCTTCTAGAGAAAGGTTATCATACACAGACCATTTGTCACTGTTATAAGGTGTTTCAAAGTCTGTAAATGGAACGTAGTTACCATTCTTCATTACAGCAATGTAACCTACAGGTAGAGCAGCGTATCCAGAAAATGCTGTATCGTAGAGGTTCATAATTCCTCCACGTGCACCACGAGCTCCTGCTGGAGTTGGGTCATTCAAATCGCTACCATCGTTAGCAAGAACAGGTTTACGATATCCAAATCCAAGAGCGTATTTAGGAATGAACATAAGGATTGAGTCCAAATCCACAATACTTGACATTGAAATATCTTTTTTATTCTTAGTTTCGATATCCCATGCATAGTTAGTTAGTTTTAGTTTCATTTAATTTCTCCTTAGTAAACTCAAGCCCGTAATACTTCTTAGCAAAGGCTGAGTTGTTGAATGCTTTCTTGTTCTCAATCGCCACCATGATACGTTTATCAATGACAGCATCTGACAAGAAGTAATAATAATATAAATTTTTATACGAAGTGTTCAAGCGGTCTATACGACCTTCAGCTTGTTCCATCTTGCGGTAAGACGAGTTAAGTGACCAGAACACCATACAGTTAGTTGTGATACAATTCCAAGCCTCAGCAGCATTGTACTGGACAATATACCACCATTTGTCTCCTGTAGGGACATTCTCATGCTTCATTCTATTCCAAGCAGCCCATTTCATACCTATCTTCTCTGCTTGTTCAACAATCATCTCATACTCGTAAGTGTAGTTGTAGAACACAATAATACGATCATATCTTTCAGTTAGTTCTAACAACAATATAGCACGAGTTGGACTTGTATTAACAACACGTCTTAGACAATGTGTGAATTCCGATGCATTCTGAATAGGCATACCTGTGTCGTAATTAAATCGTTCTTTAACAATCAGGTTATACTTATCCACGTTGTAATATGCATGCTTAACAGACTTGTGTCTTACTGTCTTACGTTTGTCGTCCATCTTAACAAGGATCTGTTCACGTAGAGCATTTAGTTTACCAGTACCAACATATCGTTGTACTGCAGGGAACTTCACATGCGGATTCCAAATAACGTGTTGATTACAGAAGTCAGTCTTATGCTTATAAAATCCATTAGCACAAAACAGAGGAACGTAATCCATCCACACGTCTCCTGGAGTTGCACTTGTCATTATCCAAGCGTTGTTATTAAACCTTGCTAAATGAATGAATGTTCTAGCCCATTTACCATACCCGATAGCTCGTTGTTCATCAAAGATAATACAAGCGTCTCTCACCTTCTTGTATTTCTCAATGTTATTCCAGCTATCAACCATATACCTATCTTCGCTAATACCACAAGCCTCAATAGACTCATGCCAGTCTGGTTTTGTATGACCCTTCTTAACCATATCACGCGCAGACGGAGTTGTAATTACCAACAATGGTCTATCTGGATAGTTCTTCAAATACCAGAATATAGACACGAATGTCTTCCCCGAACCAACTCCACCTACAAGGACATTACCACTAGATAGTTTGTTCAAAGCTATTTCTTGGTCTTCGTATAATTCGATTTCCCCAAATTTAATCGCCATAGATAACCTTGTACATATCTTTAGCTTGTTCTACTGTGACTTCAGGAATATAGTTATCATCTTCCTTGATAAATAGATTGTCAGCCTCAGACCAAACAAACCCGAACGAAATCATCAATCTTTCATACTTATAAAAATCGTCCATAGTTCTCCTCTCTATTGGGCGAATCTCTCGACATGGCCCGTCGGATTAGAATAGAAACTCTTTTAATGCTTCAAGAACTTCTATCTCGTTTTCAGGATATATAAACCTAGCAAAACCAAACTCCTTGTTTAGAGTCTCAATATACCATGGTTGATTAGGTCTTGCTGGTGAGTTTTTACTCTTTTTAAATTCAAGAAATGCGACCTTACCTTTGTAGAATACGACACGGTCTGGGAAACCTTGTATAATATTCGGGTCGTTCTTTTGCACCCAAATATGGTCATCCCATTTCCGTATAACAGCACATACTCTACGTTCTAGATATGATTCTAAAGGCATTAGTCAAATGGTAGTGCTGGTTCATCGGCAGTATCTTGACCAAGTACGTATTTTTGATAGAACTCATCTCCACCGCCTGAATATGGTTCTGTGTGGAAGTAGATTGCATTCAAATACAAGTTGAACCCTGACTTATTTTGATAGTGCCATTCGTATACAGACGCTACAACATCAGCATGTTTATAGAACAATGTATCAAGACTTGCAAGAGATGCTTGGTCTGAGTTATCAATACGAACAGCATTACCTGTAACATCATCAATGTTGTAGATCTTAACAAAGTCTTTGATTGGTTCGCCAGGTTTATTTGTTGCTTTAACTTGAATATAATGTGTAGGTACAAAGTTTGCAACATACTGGTCGTATGGTTCAGTCCATTCATTTTGTAGTGCACGTTCGTTATAACGAGCAGCGTCCATAGGTTGTGTTACTTTAACGTTAAATCCGTAATCAATAAGATCTTGAACCAAGTCTTCGTCAATAATATCTACGCTGAATGTACGTCTATCTGCAAATCCATCGCGATTAATTCCTGCAAAATTACGGAAACGAAGACGTGAGTTAGGGAATGAAATACGGTTGTTGTTGATTGTAAGTGCCATGGTGTTATTTTCCTTTCTTTCTGTTGTGGTTGTAAGGAGAGTCTTCAGGAACTCTATCCTCACCCCACGAGTTTGCTAGTAATGCCGCGTCGAGTTTATGATTTGCGACATACCTTCCGAATTTTTTCTTTACTAATAATGAATACATGTCACGTCTAATTTCATAATCAGACATTTTCGACATGAATGAGTTTGTGTTAGGGTCATATAAAAACGAACCTAGTAGTTCAGGGTGATTGTACAAGTAGTTTGCACAACGAGATATAGGTAACTCTTGTAGATATCGAACAGTCTTATTGAATATGTTATGACTCTTACCATCTAACAAGTTAGGATTACGTAGGATTACCTCAAGGTCTCCTTCACAAGCATGAATATAGAATGTAATATCATCAACAGATAATCCATATGTTGGATAATACTCACAGTCCATAATGGTTTTAAATTCGTTGGTATCTCTATTCCAATTTTTTATAGCGCCAGTTTTATCATTTCCATACTTGTTGTTAATCCAGTTTGTGTTACCAAATAAGTCTCGCTCCCTTTTGCATCGTTCGCCTAATATACGTTTACCTCCTCCTTGGATGATACGTCGCATAGGCTGGAGCTCTTTGATTATCATGGAATGATCTCCTCGTAATAATATCCAGAAGAATACTTGACTTTAACGAACGAACCCCCAGACGTTTTAGTCGAATCAATATAAACTTTCTCTTTGTTTGTAGGTCTTGAAGTTGTAGATGCATACAAGACGTAGTTATCATCGCCACGGAACAATACAGATTTGTGACTGTCTTCAACATCAATACATTCGATTTCTACATGGAATTCTCCACCAGTATCTTTAATCTTTTGTCGAATATAATCATCAATCTTGAAATATCCTTGGAATAAATATAAACGTTTATTCCCAGCACCAAGTTCAAATCTACATGCATCTTCCACAACGCTTTCTTGTGTGTGTAGTGATTGTTGATAGTCGAACTCTAGTGATGACATATCTGCCTTGTTTCTACAAATATGAATAAAAGTCCTATAGTCTGAGACTACATTGTATAGTTCATTAAACGGTCGCGGGTGTAGTTTATCTGGAATATTATACAGATATCTATGTGATAAAATCATAGTTTACCTTCCTTTTTTAATTGTTGTACTCTGCGATATATAGTGCTTGGACTGACATTAAAATAATCAGCACATTTAGCATCAGACATACCAACCATCTTTAACGATAGTAGTTCGTCCATATCGACATGTGCTCGATTACGTTTAGATTCAATGTGAGGTTTCATAATGTTAATTAAACGAACAATATCTTTATCATCCATCAATAATCACCTCACGCATACCAATCCAAATCTTATTGTACGTAAACTCAGATGATTTGACAAACTCTTTAAGTTCGTCCTCATCTTTACAAGGTATCGCAGAGATTTCTCGTACAGCATTCACATTAATACTAATCTTACTTTTATCGTCTAAATCCAGAACAATGAAAGGTTGTTGTAAAGGTGAAAGCTCATACGCTTGTGTTAGTCGTTTTAGACTTCGTTTAGGCATTGCAAGTTGAAAAACTTTAATACCCATTGTGTTTTCATCATCACCAGCTTGTGCTTGGCTTATTGTAACTAGATAAAGGATAGGAGACCTAATCCTCTCTAGAAAGTTAAACAACCATTTCTTCATTGTTCTTCCTTTCAAACATAGTTCCTGCAAACATGATATTACCATCACCTACTGCGTAAATAGCATCAACTGCTTTAGTACGTAAGTCGTTGTAATACATCATGTCAACATCTTCAATATCTTTAAACTCATCCCAGAGTTTCCATTTGTAACCAGAACATCCTGTAAGAGCGTAAGGTTTATCGATAACGTAATTATCAAAGTTAGAGTTAATAACCTCTTGTACAATCTCAGGTTCTACTTTAACCTTATTGGCAATACGTTCAATACGACGTTGTTCAACCTCTTGAGGAGATCCTACTTGGTCGCGTTTAGGCAAGAAGGTCTCAATAGGTTTGTCGTAATGTAATCTAATAGATTGTGTAATATTTATAGGACGTTTAACAATAGCTTCTCCACCAGTACGAGATGGATAAATATAAGCATTCTTACCTACAAACTTGTTATTAACGTAAATAGAACCACCTTTGGCTTGTTTCAACATAGCGAATTCTTCTGGTTTAACAGGTTCGTTAGTAAACAATGTCTTCTTAATATAAGGTACTGCGAATTGAGCACCAACTGCTTCCCATTTACCTTTTTCTTTCTCAGGCCATCCAATTTGTGCAATAAGAACTGCATCGTTAACCAAAGCCATACGTTCGTACGTGTGTTCATGTTCAAACTCATATTTATACTCACGAGCTCGTTGCATACAATAATCAATGATAGCTTGGTCGCCATTTGCAATCTTAATTGAGTCAGTCTTAATATGAACAACCTTGTATCCTTTTGCTTGTACTTCATGTTTAAGTTGTACCATAAATAAAGCACCACGTTTAGCAATACAGTTGTCAATATTACGAGGGTCTTTGAATGTGTTAGGATATGGTGCAGATGTCATACCATAAATCATGTTGATAATGATTTTAAGAGCATGGGCAAGACCTTTAGCCTCAGATGCATTCTCCAAGAACGGTTTAAGTTGTTCTGAGAAGTTTTTATCAACACTATCAAACGCTCTAAGAGCTTCATCAATATGGCCAGTTTTAATACCCATACGTAGTTTAACAATACCTGCGAACTTAGGAGTATAAAGGCCGAAGTAGTTCATCGCAATAAGGCTATGTGGGTGCATAGATGCAATATCCAATACTACAACGTTCTCATATACTCCTGGGTCAGCATAGACATATCCACCTTCGGATGTGGCTTCTCCCATGTATGTTGATTTAGGATTACCAAACTTGTCATATTTGTATCCTGGGAACTCTTTAGCCAAGTCATACCAATTAAACTTATCTTGTGGTTTTTTATCATTACCAAATAAAAAACGTGCACCAAGTACTTGGGTTTTGTTGATTGGTGGTAATCCTGTAATCGTACATAGAATCTTACGAGCTGTAAATGCATCTTGTGTAAGATGATATTTCCACAAGAACTCAGTAGCACCTACGTCGTTCATACAATACTTGCCAGCACGTCCCCAGTGTTCTTTAGCTAGAGGTTTATCCCAAGGAAACTCAAACTCGTCGTGAGGATATCCAGTGTGAATTTCCCATTTCTTAAGACTCATCTTAATATCATGGAACTCGAAGATATCAGCATAGTCCATAGAATACGCAGGCCCACGTCTACCTGGGTTTTTATCTCGTGGCCCATCGATAATCATTTGAGATTGATTAAAGATTTCAACAGGTTTCTTACCACAATACATGTCGTAGAAAATATGAGCATCGTAATCTCGGTTGTTAAATCCGACACGAGCTTTGTTCATGATAGATGCACACATTGCTGGAGTGGGATTATACCACACACCAATTGTGTTATCTGGACTTGTCCACGACTCATTAGAATCCCATACTTCCTCAGGAATAGATTCAAAGAGTTGATTGTGAGCAATCTTAGGGTCTTCAGACAATGTCTCATCGTACTTCTTAAAGCAAAGAATGTTCAAGTTAGGATATACTTCCAAGTCATAGAAGTAAATATCTTCTTCTGGAACGAATAACGATTTAGATTGTGTTACTGGTTCGTCTTCGATAGTTTTCCAGTTGATAGACGCCCATACTTTGTAAGCATTCTCACGTTGGTGAGAACTACTCATTGCAAAGTCTTTAACCTTGTACTTCATATCAGACAAGTCATATTTAAGATCTTGTTCTTCTGCATCTTTCATGGCTTTAGCAATAAAGTCTACTTCTGGTTTTGTAGCACCATGATGCTCTTTATTTAAACATTTCTCAACGAAACCTCGTAGACTTGCACTAGTCCATACAATATCTTGTACGTCTTTAAACACTTGTTCATCCTTTCTTAAAGGAAGACCAGAAGAAATATGAGCAATAAACTCATTGTTAGATTTGGTATACTTACGACGAAGACTTGTGTGTCCTGTGAATTTCTTAATCTCAATTCCAGGTTCAATCTCATTAGCTAAGTCCTCAACATTACCCTCATAAATATAATGAAGGTGAATGCCTCCTCCAGACTTAGATACTTCAGTATAAGTCTTAGGATATAGAGATGCTTTAGCCAAGTTCATAGCCAAGTCTTTCTCACCCTTGTCGTTCTTCAAATCGAAGTCAATGACAATATGATTGTATGGGACACGTACATAATGCAATCTTGTTGGGTCTAGGTCGCTCAAGACTGTAGTACAGTTATCCCATTTACGCATTGGTATACCATCTTCTGTAGCGTATTGTGCAGGTACATCGTGATATTCTACATCAAACACGTTGTCCTCCTTTGTGTGTTCAGTTAACTCAATAACTGGTTGTTCTTTCTTTTCTTCCCTAGCTTTTTGATGTTTTTCTTTCAACAATTCAGGGAATACTTTTTCTCGGTTCAAATCACTATACCAGTTACGGACAATAGATCCGTCTGGCATTTCATGTTTGTCCTCAAACTTATTGAAATATAAAGTTAAGTCAGATTCCAACTTACGTTTGACACCAGTTGTGTTCCAACCAATATCTTCCAAGAACGACTCGAACATAGATGCTGCTTGTTTAAAGCTAACACCGTGTTCTAATTCCTCGTAATACTCACGCAAGAATTTAAATACTTTATCAGAGTACTCGATGATATTTGTATCTACATCTTCTGCGTAATAGTCTGCACCCATGTCATTAAACTTATCAATACACAATTGCGCAATTTGTGGTACTTCAAATTTAATAGAGTTCATGAGTTGTTTGTATCGTGTATAATCTACTTTATTTCTTGTAGGTGATACAACGAGAGCACGACGAGTAATACCTGAGTCGGCATTATGTAATTTAAATCGTTCGTTAGAGGCAGTGATAAGAAGACCGTTAAAGATAACAGGATATCCTTGTTTATAAAGTTTACGAATAATCACTGGTTCATGTGCTGTAAGTTTCAACAAGTTCTGTTCGTTTGTAATCTTACTTAAATCACTATCGGTATCCATAAGGACTGGAACCTCTTTAACATCTGCAGTTGCAAACTCAGAAGAACTTGTAAATCCGCGTAAATCAATAGGTGCTTGGTAATCTCCGATAATGAGTTCCAACACCTTAAGGATTGTAGATTTACCTGAACCTTTTGGTCCGTAGATGAATAAGAATTTGTGGATATCTGGCATACTTCCTGTCAGTAGTGCACCCATTGCCCACAATATCTTATCTAGTTCTTCCTTGTCATACAAGACATTAAAGAGTTCGCTAAATGCCGCAGTCTCACCTGGTGTAGGGTCATACGGCAATTTGTAAGTTGAGTAATCTTCTTTCTTAACTTCGTCAGAGAGAAAGAATATGTTGTTATTAAATGTCTTATCATCTTCGGATTTAAAACGGTTAACGAAGTCGTCAAAGCGTTTCATAGCACCTGATGAATGACGTTGCATTAGGTGTGGAGTTATATCAATACCAGGGTTTAGAGATTGCATTGCTGATGTATAATTGAAAATAAGTTCATCAATATATTCAAACAATCCTTTATAACCTAGTGTCCATTTTTTATCATTCCACCATCCTATGACGGTTCCACCCTTAATAACTATATCATCGTCTTTAATAAAGTTGAAGTCAGGATATACAACATACTTATTTTTCTTAGTTTCTCCAACTACAATTTCTATAAATTCTGGAACAAACCCTACTTCATTTTTGTTAGGGTAATTCATTGTTCTCCTTACATTTCGATATGTGTAATCTTGTCAAGGAATATCATCTTACCATCACCATAGTAATATGTACTCCCATCGTTAGCTGCTTTGCGGAAATTCATGTATTCTACAGAGTTTAAATGTAACGGAGTCCAATCTCCATTAACAAAATAAACTCTCATAGCATAGACTCCTTCTGGTCCTGGTGTAGCCATACTTATACCTCATCCATATTATCATATAGATAATTGTTGAAATCATTGATTTCGTTTCGGATAGCATTCTTGGCGTCGTCCATTACAAACCAACCAATATTATCTTCGTTGATTGCTAGTACGCCATAACCATATCCAGTACGCAAGTTGTGGTTGAACGCGTCTTTAATACGGTCAAAGATCATACCTGCATTTGTGTCTGGGTCAAATACATCAAGCTGTTGTAGCATGATAGCAGCAATTTCAAGTTTACTAATTTCGTCATATTCTTGTGCAAGGAAATCAACAGTATTAGCAATGAAGTTACCGTAAGTAACAAAATCGCTGTACACTGTTCCAGTTCCAAAGAAGTTTTCAAGTTGTTCAAGCATCTTCAAGCGGAATTGTTCATCATCATCGTACCACAAGTCAGGGTCGATTGGATAATCGAACATTTCATACATTTGTTTGATAATATTTTGTGTAGAAATATTGGCAGTGTCGTAATGACCTAGATTATAGAAATCACGAGTCCATTCACGATATTGGTCTGCATCAACACGACTAGCCTCTTCCACAATACTAGCTAAGATACTATCTTTATAAATAGAAAATGCTTGAGGGCTATTCGCATCAATTTTCATATCATCTACCTCAATAATCTTTTCTTCACGTTGGTTGACTTCAAACTGTTGTAGAAACTCATCACGTTTCTCAGTTTGTTTGTTGACATCGTTTACAATGGTCTTCACTTCTTCAACCTGTTCTACTGGAGCTGGGCCAGTTACTTGCGGTTGATATAAAGGAACAACCTTGGATTTTTTAGGTTGCTCTTCTTCTACTTCTAGTTTTACTTCCATAACTTCTACGTTTGTATATTTGTCAAGAGCATTGTTAAGCTCTACGAGTTTTTCATTCAAAACGTCTAGTTGTTCTTCTAACTCTTTGTTAGATTTCCATTGTAAATAATTATAGATTAGGGCAGTAGTAGAAACTGCACCCAATCCAATAATTGCTAGTAATGATTTCTTGTTCATTGTGTTATCCTTTCTAATGCCCGAATCTCACGACATGAGGCCTCTTCTTATATCAGTGCTTGTCGTTGTTTAACATCGCCTGTTAGCAGCACGACCTCAGCTTTACTGTCTAATATAAGGTTTATTATCCTTTAGTTGCGTAGTAATCGTAGTGTGGTGCACGAGCGAATGATACGAAGAAACGGTCTTTCTTGAATACAACACCGTCTTCTTCTACAGTCACCGGTACAACCTCAACACGACAGTCGAATGAACCAGATGCACTACCTGCAGACCATACCATGTCACGTGCACGTTTATAGTCTACTGGTGCAGCATCGCGGTGAGATGCAAGTGATTCTTTTGGAATACCGAATGCAAGGAATACATCACGTAATGTTACATATCCTTGTTCGTTTTCAGCACGATAGATACCAACACGTTCAGCAAGTGTATCGCTGTCTCGAGCTTCAGGATTACCATCGTTCAATACACGCATTACTGCTGATTCAAGAATACCATAATCATATTCTCCGCCTTCACGCAAGTCACTCAACAATGGGCTCGCTTCAACAAAGAACCCTGCTTCAGATACAAGGCTAGGTTTCTTGATAGAGTCTACAAGTACTGATTTCTTTTTCTTAGCTTCATCTTTGTTTTCAGGCACACGTTCGAGTTCTTGTGTGATTTGTGTTGCCATTTCTGGATGGTTTTCTTTCAACCATTCCTTGTATTTGTCAAGCTTACTTGAAAGCGTGTTGTAAGCGAGTGTAGTTGCTGCAAGACGTTGTGATAGAATACGTTGACCGTTAAGGATAAGAAGACTTGAGGCTGTAGCTCCTAGAACTGGTCCTGTTACAGCTTTAGCAATGGTTTTAACACCGTTGGCTGTAGAAGCTCCTTCTTCTCCTGCTTTAGCACGTTCAAGTTCTTCAACACCTGCTTCAATTGCAGGACGAGCTTGATACAACATATATGCAGATGCGCCTAGACCGATAAGACCTACACCTGTACAAATATAAGGACTGTTACGACGTCCCCAACGCAATACTCCATGATACATACGATTTACTTTTACTGGTACTTTGAATTTCATAATAATTTAGATCCTTTCTTATTTTGGCATTTCAACAATGAGGTTTTTAAACCCAGCTTGTTTGTGAAGATATTCTTTTGCTACGTCAACCAAATATGGTACGACTCCGAAGCAAATAACTTTAACGACTTTCATAACTTTCTTTTTGTTCCAATTCTTAAACATAATAATATCCTTTCTAAACGTTTGTGATTGGTGGTAGTGTAATAATATAGTATCCATTAGGATTACGTACAGTGCGGGCTCCTTTAAGGTCTACCCACCCTACATTATTATCTGCATATGTTACATTAATACCAGCTTGGTCTGCACCTGAGATAGAATAATAATCACCCACAGATACATAACCTTGATCAATAATGTATTGACGCATTGTAGCTAATACATATTCTGCATCAGCCTGAGTATAATGTTCCACTTGTGTATACTCATTACGTGGCACTGGTGCTGGTTGTTGTTGACGCTGACGTGTATTTCCCATTTGATTATAAGGCACACGATTTGCGTGTTGTTGTAAACCTGTACGAGCACCTGCTACTGCACCTCGACCTGCAGCATTAATCCAGTTACCACCATTATTACGTCCTCCGTAAATAATAGCATTCAATGCGCCTTGACTTGCATTATAGAGCATGTCTTTAGATGCAGGGATAATAGAATTAATAAACGTGTCGTGTGCGAGTTGTTTAAATCCTCCTTCTGGCGTTAGGGCAATCACTGCTCTTTTGAACAATGATTTCTTTTTGATAGGGACTGGTTTAACTTCCCTTACTTCTACCTTCTCAGTAACCTCAACAGTTTCCTGAGTTTCCGCTGGTTCTTGAACTTTAGTCTCTTCTGGACTAGGTTCAATTTTGTCGTAGTCTTTACCCATTGGGTACCTCCTGAAAAAAAAAATTAGAGACGGTAGCGTCTAGATTGTGATGGGACTCGAACCCACCGTCCGCATTAAATCTGTCGCTCTACCTCTGAGCTTACAATCTTAGACATAACCATCTCTATTATACAAGTGGAAATTATTTTGCTTGTTTGACCAAATCAAACTGAATAATCCAAACACCTTCATCGTTGTGAAAATGAGAAGATGTGGCATACAAACGATTGTATGTTGTTTTTAATTTAGATTTAAGAAAGACTGCAATATCGTTTACACAATCTTTCTCCTCTTCAACACCATATTCGCTAAATGGTTCGAATTGATAAATCCATAAATCTTCAATTTCATATAATAATCCATCAACAATATGTTTATCGTTGATTAGTAATTTGTTATTAACCAGCATTTTAATATCATTGCTAGGAATATAACTATTCATAATACATCTCCTTCAATTGTAAATTTACTATCGGCATAGCCGTTATCAATAATCTCCTGATTTACATCAGTCACTTTACCAATAAAGTCGACGTTCTCCATAATATCACGAAAATGGATAACGAAGTCGTTGTGAATTAACCCTAGGTTAAAAGCGTCCGCTTGTGGGTCATCGAATAAGTCATCGAATTCAATTCGAAACGTGTGTCCATTAGCGAACAATGTATATTGATATAGTGTACCATCAATTTCAAATCTTCTCATAAAGTTCTATGATAGATACGTGCATATTGGTATCCATCTTTCCTTCCCTCGTTTAAATATAATTCATCTTCCTCGTCAAGGATACGAAATCCTTTTTGTAGAAGTGAGTCTTGTGCCTCTTTATAATCTGTAAATACATTGTCTACAATATATCCGTCCTCGTGGAACTCATGTTCGAGTACAGTTACAAATACTTTCATACAGCCTCCAAAAAAAAAAGGAAGAGTCGTAAAACTCTCCACTAATAATTATCAAAATTTGTCGCCATCAATTTTCTTATTGATGACTTTACGAGTGAAATCATTTACAAAGTTTCCCTCGTCCGAATACAAGGTTGAGTAAATGACAATAGCACCTGTACTAATACCGCTAACAACGGTTGCCCAGAACTTCCAAGCCCCATCAGAAATTTGTTTCTTCTCTTTGACTTCCTTAACAATCACATCATTGTAATTGTTATAAGCCTTTCGAAGTTTAACAGCTTCTTCAAGTTGCTTGTAAAAGTCTTCTTCCGTGTCTGCGGAAATACTGATGCTTTTATCAGCTTTATCCACAATCTTGCTTAAGACAAGAGAATCAACTTGTTCCATTGATTTCTCTTCAACAACTTCAACAAATAAGATATCTTCTGCGACATCTTTGATTTTATTTAGTAATTTCATTTTAATTACCTTCCTTTCTATAATACGGGCGGAAAATTAAGACAAAACGCTTGTGTGGTAAACGCTGACATATTCCTGTGTAGTAGTAGGTCATATCGTTGGTTTCATAGATATAATCTTTTACTAGGTTTGGTTCTACTGGGTTGTTCTTATCGATATTAACAATAAGATTTAGGTCTTCATTTCGTTGTATTACTTCTTCAGAAACAATATAGTTTCCGCATAATACGGGTTTTACAATTAGCTGGTCTTTTAATGTCATTTTCTATTCCTTTTCAAATAAGATTGGTATTCTGTATCCCATTGCTCGTTACGCTTATCCAATACGTCTAAACATTGATGTTCAATATGTGGCATAAAATATAATACAATCTGTAAATTAGACATTAGCAAGTCTATTTCTTCAGCCGTACATAGTTCGTTGATTATAGACATAGGATTTACAGACAATCCATACTCGTCCATATATTCATACAATTCTGTTTCGTCAGGATATGTAAATCCTGCTTCAATATTTTCAACGTATTCCATTGTACGCTTGTATAAAATCCTACAGATTTGATTGTTTAGTTTAGAGGGCAATATCATTCCCATTTCGTTTCATCCTTTCAAAAAAAAAGAACCCGAAGGTTCTTAATGTGTAACATTCTTATTCTTCAATTTCTGAAGTATTAACATCTACATCTTCGTCAACAACTTCCTTGAATTCAGCATCTTCGATCGTATCAGGTTGTACTGTATCGTTTCCACCGAACAGAGCTTTACCAGCAAGCACGCCTGCCCCAAAGACAGCAATACCTTTAACCGCTGTAGCTAAAGCTTTCTTCGGATTTTCTTTGATTTTATGGAATGGATCAAATTTCTTTGTCTTTTCCACAACTTCAACTTTATCTTCAGTCTTCTTTTCTACTTCAGCAAGTTCAGTTTTTACTTCTTCAGTTTCAGCAGCTTGTTGCTCAACTTGTTCAGTTTCAACAACTTCAGTTTCAACTTCTTCTACAACTTCTTCTACTTCTTCAACTTTTTTGTTTTTCTTAGACATAATAATGTCCTCCTATAATTTTTTATTTTAGAGTGTTACCTCTATTATATAGCCAGAAAAAAAAGAGGGCAGTGAGCCCTCAAGAGTTTACTAGAAAA